ATGATGATGAGTATCAGTCAGATCAATTCGATCAAACAACGGATAGCGCTGCTTGAAAATGATCTAAAATATATCAACCGAGATCACAACGGTATGATGAACATGAAGGGTAAATAGAAATGAGTTATAAATTATCACGACGTAGCCTTGACCGACTCGAGGGTGTGGACGAACGTCTAGTTACTGTTGTCAAACACGCGATCACTGCAACGAAAACAGACTTTGGTGTTATCCAGGGGATGCGTACACTAGAGCAACAAAAAGAATTGGTTGCTAAAGGCGCAAGCCAGACCATGAAGTCCAAACATTTGACAGGCCATGCTGTTGATCTCATGGCTTATATTAATGGACGTGGCTCATGGGAGCTAAACCTGTACGATGATCTAGCTGATGCTATGAAAGAAGGCGCGGACATGGCTGGCGTTGCTGTGAAGTGGGGGGCTGCTTGGAGCGCGGGGGACATCAGAGACTGGAAAGGCTCGATGGAAGATGCTATGAATGCTTACATTGACCTTCGAAGGTCTCAAGGAAGACGCCCGTTTATTGATGGGCCCCATTTTGAACTTATACTGTAGGAGGGCAATATGCCTGCACCCAAAAAATCACTTCGCCCAAGGAAAAGACCAGAAGAGGTAACTATGACAAATCAGGAAGTGGTAGAAGCCATGGCTGTGAGACGCGGTAACAATGAAGCCGAACGGAGGTTTTTACAAGACAAAGAGCTTCGTCCGGAGGTTCAAAAGTTTGGTCACGGAGGCATGGCAGCTCCAGATAAACCACGCGGCTGTGGAGCGGCTCAAACGTCTGGATTCCGTGGGGGCGAAACTTACTAATGCCGACAATTATGATCAGCATTATGCCTGACGGAATCCCTGTTGATAAAATGGAAAAGGGTGACGATGGGTCAAGCTGTCCTGTAGCTACGCAAGATGTTGAAGTTAACGAAATTAACAAAATGCAGGCTATTGACGAAGCCAATTACCGAGATCCAGCGGACGACGGTGGTTTTAAATTAACAGATATCTGCGGTAATTGTGGCGCATACAACCAAACAGAGGACATGCTGAAGTGTATTGGCGATGATTCTGGAGACTTGGGTTACTGTCAGATATACAAATTCATGTGTAAAGCAGCGCATACCTGTGACGATTGGGTCACAGGTGGCCCAATAACTGCCGACGCGGAAGGTTCAGAAAGAGATATTCTTTAATGGACGGTGTTGATCTCGCGAGATATATGTATAAGCTACTAAGAGAGCGCGAACAAGAGATTGCAAGTGCTTTGGGAATGGATGCTGCCAAAGACTGGGAGCATTATAAACTCATGGTGGGTGAGATACGGGGCATCACCTACGCTCGTGAGGAACTTAAAGCCCTGCTGGAGAACCACGCTGACGATGTCGAAGACCTTATATCTTCCTGAACATGTCGCGCAGAAAATAAACAAAGAGAAGAAGCCCGCAGAAGCGGACTCTTCTTCAGTTGAAAGCGCGTATGTTGACGCGCAGGATCGAGTGCTTGATCCTGCTCTTTTAGACAAACCTCTACTTGATCGTCTCCCGCAGCCCACAGGCTGGCGGGTTTTGGTTATGCCTTATCAAGGCGCGACTAAAACTCAGGGGGGTATTTACATCCCTGATGAGATAAGGGCCCGAGAAGCTGTAGCCACGGTTGTGGCTTATGTTTTAAAGATCGGACCCCTAGCCTATCAAGACCCTGATAAGTTTGGGAAAAATCCTAAACCATGGTGCGAAGAAGGCCAGTGGGTGTGTATCGGTCGATACTCTGGTTCAAGGTTCAAGATTGATGGTGGGGAAGTTCGTATCATTAATGACGACGAAGTCATTGCTACGATACTAGAACCCGACGACATCAAACAGGTTTAGGAGAGCACAATGTCTGAGCAACAGGAAGTCATTGAAAATGATGAAGAAGAGGGCGTAGAGGTTGAAATTGATGCCCCCGAACAAGATGAAGAAAGTTCGGGCACACCAGTTTCTGCTGAGTCGTCTTCTACAGAGCAAGATTCTGACGATGAGTTGGATAGCTATAGTAATAAAGTTCAAAGCCGGATTAAAAAACTTACGGAGAAATACCGTAAAGAAGAGCGTGACCGTGAAGAAGCGGTGCGTATGGCTCAACAATTATTGCAGGAAAATCAATCCTTAAAAGGGCGTATGGAAAGCTTAGATAAGGGTTATCTTGCAGAATATGGTAGTCGGCTAGAGACTCAGGTTGCCGCAGCGAAAAACCTATACAGGGAAGCGCATGACAACGGCGACACGGATAAAATGTTGGAGGCTCAAGAAGCTCTTTCCAAGATGTCTATTGAGCAGGAACGGCTACGTTTAGCCAAGCAGCGGTCTAAATCAGCTGCGGTTCAACAGGAAGGCGGAGAAATTCCTGTACCCCAACAACAACTTCAACCTCAAATGCAACAACCTGCGCCACAGGCAGACCCCAAAGCTAAAGGGTGGGCTGAAAAAAATGATTGGTTCGGGGCTGACGAGGTGATGACTTATGCTGCGTTTGGTATTCATCGCAAGCTAGTTGAAGAAGAAGGGTTTGACCCACAGTCAGATGACTACTATACTGAGGTGGACAAACGCATGAGGACGGAGTTTCCACACAAATTCCAACCTCCAAAGAAATCGGGCGGAGCACAGGTCGCACCTGCTGGCGCTTCAGCTACCCGCAGTACAGCAAAATCAGGGCGCAGGTCGGTGAAGTTATCACCATCACAAATTGCGATGGCAAAACGTTTAAACGTACCGCTTGAAGAATATGCAAAATACGTGAAGGATTAAGATAATGGCTGATAGAAAACCTCGCGCAAGCGAAACACGCGATACAGAAACGCGCAGAAAACCGTGGGCACCGCCCAGTCACCTTGCAGCACCTGAAGCCCCTCCAGGCTTTGTGCATCGTTGGATACGAGTTGCAATGCGTGGTGAGGAAGACAAGATGAACGTCAATGCCAAACTACGTGAAGGATGGGAACCCGTCCGGAAAGACGAATATCCAAACTATGAAGCCCCTGTTATCGATGATGGTCGATACGAGGGTGTAATAGGACAAGGCGGACTGATGTTGTGCCGCATACCTGTTGAAACAGTAGCAGAAAGAACTGCATATTACGGGGGCAGAACCCGCGAACAGATGACTGCTGTAGATCAGGACCTTATGAAGGATCAACATCCTTCAATGCCGATAACTAATAATCGGCAAAGTCGTGTATCATTCGGAGGATCTCGTAGAGACTCCGATTAACTTAGAAAAAGGATTGCTACGATGGCAAACACTAACGGTGCATTCGGGTTACGCCCGATTGGCGTAGTCGGACAGGCTGCGAACACCACTGGTGCGACCGAGTATCGTATTGCTTCCGGAAACACTAACGCGATTTACCAAGGTTCACCCGTAATTCCGCTGTCAACAGGCTTTATTGACATTGTTGGCGCGGCTGCTGGTGGAACTGTAGGTCTATTAGGTGTTTTCTGGGGTTGCGAATACGTTTCGTCCACCACTGGAGAGACTATCTTCTCTAACTCATGGCCTGGTTCTGGCGCTGATTCCGATCACCCAGTCAAAGCCTTTGTGTATGACAACCCAATGCAAACATTTGTAATTTGTTCAGACGCGTCGTTGACTAACGAATCGACTGCTCGAGGACATGTGTTCGCAAACGCAAACTTCGCCGCCGGGACCTCTGGATCTTCTTCCACGGGCATCTCTTCTGCTAAGTTGGGTGTCAGCACTATCGCTGCCACTGCTGCATTGCATCTTCGTATTATGGGCATTCAAGATGACCCAGAAAATGCGGATTTCGCTGCGGCTGGTATCCCACTAATCGTTCGATTGAATAACAGCTTCAACTCCGCCAACGGCGCGATTGTTGCTGGTACTCCATCGACTACTGGCGTATAAGGAGGTCTAAAGAATGGCTATTTCTCGCGCACAATTAGCGAAAGAACTAGAACCAGGTCTCAACGCCTTGTTTGGTATGGAGTACTCTCGGTACGAAAACCAACACGCAGAGATCTATACAACAGAATCTTCTGATCGAGCATTCGAAGAGGAAGTGATGTTGGCAGGTTTTGGCGCAGCACCAACCAAATCGGAAGGTTCTGCAATTAACTTCGACGACGCTAACGAAGCATACACTGCTCGTTACAACCACGAAACAGTGGCGCTGGCATTCTCAATAACTGAGGAAGCTATCGAAGACAATCTCTATGATCGTCTTGGTTCGCGTTACACTCGTGCGTTGGCTCGTTCGATGGCACACTCAAAGCAAGTTAAGGCCGCTGCGGTTCTTAACAACGCATTTACTGCTGGCGCATCTGCTGGCGGCGACGGCGTTGCTCTTTGTGCAACAAACCACCCGCTAACTAACGGCGGTACGTTTGCCAACGAACCAGCAGTAGCTGCTGATTTGAACGAAACATCTCTTGAAGATGCTTTGATCAACATCGCAGGTTTTGTTGATGAGCGTGGTCTTAAAGTTGCTCTTCGCGGCAACAAGCTGGTCATCCCACGTCAACTGCAATTCGTTGCAGAGCGTTTGATGGTTTCCAACCTACGTGTTGGCACGGCTGACAATGACACGAACGCAATCCGTTCCATGGGGATGTTGCCTGATGGCTATGCCGTCAACGACTTTCTTACGGATCCAGATGCGTTCTTCATTAAAACAGACGCACCTCGCGGCTTCGTCCATTTTGAGCGGACTCCAATGTCCACCAACATGGAAGCAGACTTCGACACAGGTAACATGCGCTTTAAAGCGCGTGAGCGTTACAGCTTTGGCTTTAGCGACCCTCGTGCGGTATTTGGTTCCCCTGGAGCATAAACACCAAGGTGATAAAACTAGAGGGGGCTGCTTCGGTAGCCCCTTTCTTTTTGTTTAGTTCTCCTGTATTGTTTCTATATCCCTGACAGCTGCATGGTGCGGCTGACTAACCCAGACAGGAGATCAACATGGGTACGACAACTTTTTCAGGTCCTATTAAAGCGGGGACCATCAAAGAAACCACAGGAACAACCCTCGGGTCAAACATAAAAAACACTGGTCAAGTCGTTATGGCGCAGACTTTTGCCGCAGATTTATCTGGTGGCGCATTGGCGGCTCAAGTAACGGACGTTGTTATCCCTGCTAATTCGCAGATCATTGACTGTGTAATCGATGTAATTACAGCGGCTAATGCTACCACCAATTTGAGCGTTGGTGACACGGTAGGCGGTGCGTCTACAATTCTAAATACTTTTGCAAGCGGCACAACCGCAGGTCGTAAGTACCCAACCACTGAAGCAGGTGCGGCACTAGCGTGGGAAGACACTGGCACCGCAGATATTCGTTTGACAGTTACTGCGTCGGCAGCGACGAACGCTGGGGAAGTACGGTTCACTATTTTGTATCAGCAAAATAATAACCTCTCTTAATAGGAGACTTAGATGTCAGGTCCAGTAACCGCATATAATTGGGTCCAAGGCACAACTGCTGCGATTGTTGGGCCTACTCGTTCTCGTCTGCGCCAGATTGTTATTTTTGCTGATGCAGCGGGCGCGTTTACTCTCAAGGACGGCTCTGCATCAGGAACTGTTTTGTTGACTCAAACATTTCCTACAGGCCACCACGTTATGAATATTCCAGACAACGGGATCATTTTCAAAGAGGGTGTGTTTGTTGCAGCGTTTACGGGTTCTTCAAACCAACTTACAATTTTCTTGTCTTAGAGGGCGAGATGGTTGGTAGTGAGGTAACCTCAGTTCACTCTCACACCTCGGCAGCGTTGGTTCAGAGACGCTGCCGATTACAAGCTGTTGTTGTAACGTATGAGAGTGGCGCTTCGGGAGATGTTGTTTTGTATGACAACGCTTCGGCAGGATCCGGTAAGGTTCTTATGGAGGTTGATCAAACTCAACAAGGAACGAACGAGGTGTATCTCCCTGGAGACGGAATCCTAGCCAAGAAGGGCGTTTATGCGACTCTTCCATCTAATACGAAAATAACAGTGTTTGTGGAGTAGTTATGGCTAAGATCGACAAATCTAAGATGAAGTGCAACAAGCCGAAGCGTCAGATATCTGGCGGCAAGAAGTCTGTTGTGAAAGCCTGTGCTAACGGAAAAGAAAAGATTATTAGATTTGGCGATGCTAATATGACGATCAAAAAATCTAATCCTAAACGCCGCAAGTCCTTCCGCGCACGTCATGGGTGTGACACTAAAAAGTTAGATAAACTCTCGGCCCGTTACTGGTCGTGTAAGATGTGGTAAGAGTAATGGACAAGAACACACAGCTTCTAGTTTTAGGCACAATTCTAACTCTGTCTTCTGCGGGCCTTATTTGGATCGTAAGTACTCTTGTGACTGTAGATAAACGTACCGAAGTTATGGATGTAAAAATGGATCATTTGGTTCAAGCAATAGATAGATTAACTGAAAGGCAGGTTGCGCTTGATAAGTCGTGGACAGATACCGTTTCAAATCTCCAAACCTCCGGAAGAGTTGACTAATGGCAAAAAAAACAAAAAAGGACGCGTGTTACCGAAAGGTAAAAGCTCGGTACAAAGTCTGGCCCAGCGCTTACGCCTCGGGGGCTCTGTCCAAGTGCCGAAAGGTCGGGGCCGCAAACTGGGGAAACTCTACTAAGAAAAAGGCTGACGGCGGTTTAATCGCGTCGGTTGATAACCCCAAACGTACAGCCAAGAACAGGTATCGTGAGGGAGGCATAATTGCTTCTGGGTGTGGATGTGTTGAGGAAAACAGACGTAAAACCACGGTGACGTACTAATGTCTAAAAAGAACTCTTTGCGAGAATGGTTTTCCCAAAACGATGGGAAGGGCTGGGTTGACTGTAAAACAGGGAAGCCGTGTGGTCGCAAGAAGGGCGAAAAACGCAAGAGCTATCCAGCTTGCAGGCCGACGATGGCTCAGTGTACATCTGCTTCTAAGAAAAAGAAATCATCTAAGCGTATAAGTTGGAAAAACAAAAAAGCTAATGGCGGGCTAGTGAGGGTGTTTTGATAAGAGAGTGGGCAGAGGAGCTATCTCAACCTACTGAGTACAACAACGGTGTTCCCGCCTGTCCATTTGCACTGCCAGCCCTTAAAAACGGAGAAGTTAAGATGTTTGTCTCCGATAAGTTATGGTTGGACGTGTTGAACGAGTCATCTAAGTTTCTTCAAACTGGCTATAAAGTTACGATGGTCTTTGATTTTAACTACGGAAAAGGTTATAACCAACTAGAAGACGAATGCATGGCGATGAATAACTTCTACGCGACGGCGGGAATAGACCTTTGGTTACTGTCGTACTTGAAAGAAAAAGCTATTGTTTTCATACAGCGTTGGACTGAGTTGGAAGACGCTGCTGTAAAGTTGGAAAAATTAGGGTACTATACGAACTATAGTACAGAAGATTACCAGCGCCACATCATGACGCGCAGAAATAGGAGTGCTTAAAATGCCAGGTAAACTTAATATGGTAAAAAACAAACAGGGTAAGATGGTCCCTGATTACGCCGCTGATGGAGTCGGCAAGATGATGCGCGGAGGTCCTGTAAAGATGATGCGCGGAGGTCCTGTAAAGATGATGCGCGGTGGAAAAGTTGGTTATGCTGACGGCGGCTGCGTTAGTGTGAAAACAAACCAAAACCCACACATGAGTTAGTGATATGGCAACTTCAGGAACAAGAGCTTTTAATCTTGATATCGGTGAGATAATTGAGGAAGCGTTTGAGCGGTGCGGGCTAGAGGTTCGCACTGGTTACGACGCTAAGACGGCACGTCGGTCTCTTAACCTGATGTTTGCGGACTGGGCTAACCGTGGCATTAACATGTGGACCGTGGAGCAAGGCACTATTAACCTTACTCAAGGGCAAGCCGAAGAGACTTTACTTCCTGATGTGGTCGATGTTTTAGAGATAGTACTTCGCAGAAACAACACGGACTATGAGGTTCAACGTATCAGCCGGGGCGACTATGTCACACTGCCCAACAAAACAACGCAAGGGCGACCTAGTCAGTTTTGGTTTAACAGGCAGATTAATCCTGTTATAAACTTGTGGGCTGTTCCAGAAAACTCCACGGATCAACTGATATACTATTACGTGCAGAGAATTGAAGATGCTGGTGCGTATACTAACACAACAGATATGCCCTTCCGGTTTTACCCCTGCATGGTTGCGGGCTTGGCTTATTATATCGCTATGAAGCGGTCACCTGACAGGCTTCAACTGTTGAAGTCTGTGTATGAGGAAGAGTTCCAACGTGCGGCGGACGAAGACGAGGATCGAGTTCCGTTGAAATTACAACCTAGCATTCGTTATCTGAGGGTCTAATGCCATACGCTTCAGGGAAAAACGCATGGGGAATATCTGATCGATCAGGGCGTCGATATCGTTTGCGTGTGATGCAGGTCGAGTGGACGGGTGCAAAAGTTGGCCCTGACGAATTTGATCCAAAGCATCCACAGTTGTTCCCCCCAAAAGCGTCTCCGGATCCTCAAGCTTTGCGTAACCCTAGACCAGAGTCTGGATTATTAGAGCAGCGGGCTTTGCAGTGGGGCTGGAATCCTGTAGGATTTAACTACATACCTGGGATATCTCCTCCTAATAATTTAGTGGCGATAGGATCCGTAGGAACGGTGACGGTGACAACATGACAATGACATATAGCGAACTGAAACAAGCCATTCAAGACTATACAGAAAATGACGAAACCAGTTTCGTTATCAACCTGCCTTTGTTTATTAGGTTGGCAGAAGAACGAATACTTAAAAGTGTGCAGTTAAACTTGTTTCAAAAGAACCAGTTTGGCACCATGTCTACGGGCAACGAGTACTTGTCTGCCCCTTCCGACTTCTTAGCTCCTTTCTCGTTAAGTATTGATGTCAGTGGAGACAAAGAGTTTTTAATTTTTAAAGATTTAGACTTTGTGCAAACATACAACCCAGACTCCACCACTACTGCTCAGCCTAGATATTATGCTCAGTTTGACGTGGATAACTTTATCTTAGCCCCGACTCCAAATGCCAACTATACTGTGGATATTCACTACTTATATAGGCCCGCATCACTGACCTCGGGTGCGGACGGTGGAACAAGCTGGCTCTCCACCAACGCAGAGATTACTCTTTTGTATGCGTCACTAATTGAGGCATACACGTACATGAAAGGAGATCCAAACTTGATGCAAATGTATAACCAAAGATTTGTGGAGGGGGTTTCCAGACTGAAGAACTTGGGCGAAGCTCAAGAGACAACTGACGAATACCGCTCTGGCGTTATTCGCAAACCGAGAACATAAGGAGATTGTGACATGGCCTTTTCAGGTAACTTCATGTGTACGAGCTTTAAGAAAGAGCTTCTTGAGGCTGTGCATAACTTTAAAAACTCAGGTGGCAGCACTTTTAAAATTGCTCTTTACACCAACAGCGCTTCGTTCAACGCAGCAACTACTGCCTATACCACTTCAAACGAGGTGACAGGAACAGGGTATACGGCTGGCGGAAACACTCTAACACGAGTTGACCCAACCAGTTCTGGAACTACAGCGTTTACAGATTTTGCAGATACGACTTGGTCTTCATCTACGATCACCGCTCGTGGGGCTTTGATCTATAACGATTCTGCCGCAGGAGACCCCGCTGTTATCGTTCTGGATTTTGGTGCAGATAAAACTTCTACCAACGGTGATTTTACAGTTGTGTTCCCAACAGCGGATGCTTCTAACGCTATTATTCGGATAGCCTAATGGCAGATGTAATCGTTCCAATCGGAGGCTTTGGGCGCTTCGGTTGGAACGAAATGCCTTGGGGTCAGACTGACTTACCAAAGGCAGTAACGGCAATAGGGTCAGTAACTGTTGTTGCAGAGGCAAATATCCCTGTGACGGGATTGCAGGCCGCAGGCTCAGTTGGCGGCGTAACTGTTGTAGCAGAGGCTAACGTTAATCCAACTGGCGTTTCCGCGACAGGTGACGTTGGCTCTGTAAGTATTATTGAGGGCGTAGGCGTAACTGTAAACGTTACTGGCGTTGCGGGTGCGGGTTCTGTTGGCTCTGTAAGTATAGAAGCCTCTTCTGTTGTTTCTGTTACTGGCGTTGTAGGAACGGCTCAAGTTGACTCAGTTACTGTCGAAGCAGATGCCGTAACGACGGTCACTGGTCTTGAAGCAACGGGTTCAGTTAGCGGAGTAACTGTTGTTGCGAAAGCAAACGTAACGCCAACAGGCGTTGTTGCAAATGGCAACGTTGGTGTCGTTGACGTTGGTATTTTTGTAACAGTTGATGTCACAGGAGTATCAGGTTCAGGGGAAGTGGGCGCGGTACAAGTCTTTGCGGGGGTAAACGTAAACGTTACTGGAGTAGAGGCCACAGGTGAGATAGGGGGTATACTCGTCTGGGGAAGAATTATACCTGATCAGAATCCTTCATACAATCCAGTCACACCATCTCAATCTTCTTCTTTCTCACAGATTGATCCAAATCAAAATCCAAGCTATACTCCGATTACACCATCTTCCACCCCAGCATGGAGTGACGAAACACCGTCTCAAACTCCAAACTGGGATGACATAGCAGCATAGGACAATAACATGGCAAGTACATACACGTTAAATAACGGTATAGAACTCATTGGAACAGGTGAACAGTCTGGCACATGGGGTGATACAACAAATACAAACTTTGAGTTGTTGGACACTTCTCTTGACGGTCAAGTTTCCGTAACGTTAAGCGCCACGGGATCGACAGGTTCCCCAAACACACTTCCAGTTAGCGATGGCGCAGCGTCTAACGGGCGTAATCGCTTAGTTATTTTTGGGGATGGCGGAGATATTGGCGGAACGGTATATGTGCAGCTTACCCCAAATGATGCTGAAAAGATTATCTATGTGCGTAACAACCTGTCTGGTTCGCGCAGTATATTGTTGTTTCAAGGCACCTATAACGCATCAAATGACTACGAGGTTCCAGCGGGAACGACAGCGGTTGTGTTCTTTAACGGCGCGGGTTCTGGCGCGGTAGCGGCGAACGTGTTTAACAATGCACATTTTGACGCGCTTAACATCATTGGTGCAGCGGCGGTTGGAACCACATTAACAGTTGGCACTAGCTTGAATATTGCAAGCTCTACCACAGTGAATGGCGTTCTGGATGAAGACAACATGGCTTCTAACAGCGCAACCAAGCTTTCTACACAGCAATCCATTAAGGCTTACGTTGACTCACAGGTCGGTACAGTTGATACGCTGGCTGAAATTCTTGCGAACGGCAATACGACCAGCGGCAATACTATTGTTTTTGGAGATAGCTCTGGAGCTACAGACGATAGATTAATTTTTGGCGCTGGTTCAGATCTCCAGCTATATCATGATGGGTCTAATAGTTACATTCAAGAGATAGGCACTGGAAACCTGTTTATTGCCAGTGATGCGAACGTAAACATCACGAACCAAGCAACGAGCGAACTGAAAGCCACTTTTATATCAAACGGTGCTGTCAATCTCTACTACGACAATACCAAGACCTTCGAGACTACTAGCTCGGGCGTTGAAGTAACAGGCAAGCTGGAAACCTCTGCAAATAACAACGCTGGTGCAAAGGCAAACTACATTCGCATCACTGACACTGACACAACCGCAACGGCAGGAAATCAACAGGGTGGAATAGAGTTCTATACTAATGACGTTACGCCCGGTATTGCTGCAAGTATTGAGGTTTTATACGCAGGTACTGGTGGTGGTGGTGAACTTACCTTTAACACAAATGCTTCAAGTTCTGGCACACTAACGGAAGCGGTAAGAATAGATGAAAACGGCAGAGTTGGAATTAACACAGCTACGCCATCATCAACACAACGGTTACATGTGCATAATGGGGCATCTGGAGTTTCAACCGTTTCCACAAACAGTGATTTAACTGTCGAAAATTCAGCGAACACTGGAATAAGCCTATTAACACCAAACACTAGCAACGGTCAGATTTTGTTTGGTGATCCCGAGGACAATGATGTTGGTCGAATACAGTATAATCACGCAAATGATGTCATGGCGTTTGTAACAAATGCGGCTGAAAGGCTCCGCATCACAAACGCTGGCAATGTTGGTATTGGCACAACCTCGCCCAACGAATACTCTGGCTATACCTCATTAACGCTTGAT